GCGCCATCTGGTTTGACACCGCCAGCGGGGCCAAGTGCAGAATGTCCTTGCCGGTTTCTGTGTGAACGGCTTGCGCCCACGCCAGTTCCATCAGCGATTTGCCCAGCCCGGTTCCGGCAAACAACGCGGCCCGGCCACGACGAAGCGCCCATGCCACAATATCGCGCTGATGCGGAAATAGGCACGCGGGAAGCGGCGGCACGGTTGCCAGCCCGGTCATGGGATCGGTGATCGCCTTGCGGGTCAAGAATTGAATGTAATCGTCGTTCATATCAAACTCCAATCTTGCCTATACTAAATTGGGCCTATTGACTTTTAAACTCTTGAAACCTATTTGCAGGTCTCACCCTAGCGGGCATGCCCGTTAGACAGGCCGGGGCTTGCGCTCCGGCCTTTGTCGTTTAGGGTCCGGATATGCGTCGTGTCATCGTCTATATTGACGGCTTCAACCTTTACCACGCCATCGACGAGATGCCCATATTAAAATGGTCTTGCGCGGTTTTAATCCGCTTCAAGGGCCAAATCGTAATACATAGCGGGCAGAATGTCGGCATCGATAAGCTCAAGGATTATCGACACTGGGCCAGTTACCGGAGAATCACCAAGCTCCCAGCGTCGAACTGCGCGCACATCGGAAATGCGGAGGACGCGGGCTAGTTCGGATTGTGATAGCCCTGCCTCTTTGCGAATTGCTTTTACGGTTGCTGGGGCCATGTGCATTGGCTTTACCTTGGGTTGTTTGTGATTTGGGTTGCGGGGCCTTGCCAGCGGCTTAACGTGCAATCTGGCCTTACTGGTCACACAATCCCCTAAACTTGCTCTGCGGGGCTGTGTGGGTATTTTTAAGGCCAATCACAGGCCAACACATGCCAGCAACGGAAGGATCAGGAAAAAACCCATAAAACAGAAAAAGCCGATCCACTCCGACCGAGGCATTGCCTTTGCAATGTTGTAAAACTGAATCATACCAACATATCCTCAACTGCAACAAACAGGCCATCAAAATCTTCTTCCGGCCCAAGTACGTCAGCTAGTTGAAGCACAATATCAAGATCAACGCTATAGTCTTCTGCAAGCCAGTTGAGATAATCAAAACGATTTTCAAATCCATCTTCTTGATAACGATCCAAATCAATTGTGCGGTCAGCGTTTACACGCTCAATTTCTTTAAGGTCAATTTTGTTTTGCATTTGCTTTTCCTTGGATTGGTGGTGGAGCGAACCCTCGATTTGCTTATTTTTCATCAACAATCCCCCCATTCTGGTTGGGCGAAGATCGTAAAGAATGAATGCGAACTCAACCCGTATTCGAAAATGCGCCAGCACGAAGCCCCTCGCGCAGACATAGTATCAACCCAGTTACGCGCCAGCACACCAGCGTGGTCTTGATCGTAGGCGTGAAGCAAAAACCATTCACCGCTCCGCGTTTCAACGGCTGTAACAAACCGAATTCCCTTCGCAAGTAGAGCCTTGCAAGCGGCAGGAGTGGCTTCGGAAAAAGCGTCGGAGAGCGAAACGTGCGGCATTGAAACCTCCAAAAAAGAGTGGGGCAGAAGCCCCGGTTTAAGATGAAAGAATATCGTAAGCCTTGGGGCATTCATACCGGATGCCATCGCCATTCCACATAGGGCCGTAAACACCCGCAAATTTAGGCTGCTCTTGAAGCTCCGCACGATTATGCATGTTGGTGTTCAAGCCTGTAAATTCATATCCGCGAATTTCCATGCCAGCGTAAACATCGTCGCCATCAAACGTGCTGCTAACAAACTGCCCGTCGATGATCTGAACCAGTGTGTAACGCATATCAAACTCTCCTGTTGGCAGGGCAAAGCCCCTTGGTTGATGAGCCGACCCTAATGGCGTTCCGCTCTGCTGTAAACCCATAAAATGCACTTTTTGAATTAAACCAAATCAGCCCAATCTTTGCCCGCCTCGTTCGGAATCTGCACATCAACCGCAATCTTGAGCCGCACTGACAGCCTATGCGCCAAACTGAACGCAGCCATCTGACCGCCGAATGTCTTATCGTTGTCGCCCATGATGGTTACGCGCATAATTCCTTCAGGCGGTTGCCATTTTGCAAGCATGGTTGAGTTGAGTGCAGCCCATACGGGTATTTTGAAGCGCCCTGCGGCAGCAATAGCCGTCTCGATGCCCTCTGCTATGCCAAGGTGGTCCCCCTCCAGCTTGTAGAGCCTTACAGCGGAACCTTCCGGCAATTCCCCCGGCATAAGCGCACGCGGGTTTTCCATGTCAGCCTTGCCGCTTGGACCAAGGAAGGTTCGGTGAATATTGACTGGTTTCCCCTCCGAACCCAAAACCAAAGCAATCATCGCCGGTAAACTGCCACCACCGTTAGGCACGGGGCATTCAGGCGCAAACCGCAAGCAATTTGGAATAGGCGTCGGCATAACTGACCTGCCGCTCAAGTAACACGATGCGCCGTCGTATCCGTTCAAAGCGTAGGCGCTTTTCCAAAGCTGATTAAGCATGGCCGCGCGCTTTTCCGGGTCAAATTTTGGCTTAAGCTTTTCCTGCACAACACCTCCCACAATTTCGTCAATTTGATTCGCTGCGGTTCGAAAGTCCCAACCTTTCAACCGTTGCAAAAACTCCATGCCGTCACCTGCACCGCACTGGTTACAAATGAACGTCCCCTTGCCATCAGCGTTATCCCATCGGAAGCGGTTTTTGCCCTCACAAAATGGACAGGCGCTATGTTTTCCCGTGAGGTATGCTGAATCAACACCCAGCGACAAAAGGATACCACGCCACTTGCCGCGCGCTCGTTCCGTTGTTTTCATGCCGCCGCCGCCTTTTTGGATTTAGCAAAGCGAATATCCTTCGATTTAATGAATGATAAAACTTCAAGAGAGGCTGGCTTGGCTTCAACATGCTTCGCCTCGCCCACGGGCCAAACACCGTATCGATCCCGGTAAACATGACTTGCCCATCCAGCGCTTCGACCGCGCTCTTGTGCAACCCAAAGCACCTGAGACATGAAATCGGCTTTTTCAGCCATTGTGGGAATTGCCTTTTTACCGCCCTTCGTAACCTCGACCAATTCACCATCGATGGTTTCAATATCGCTTCGCACGGTTGGCACAAACCCGCAAAACGGGCATTCTTTGACACCGGAAACCTTAAGCGATTGGCAGGCGGGACACTCTTTGGGCAACGGTTCATTTTTCTCTTTTTTGGTTTTGTTCTTTTCCTTGCCGGTTAGCAATTTTTCGTGGTGAATATCCGTTACAAACCCAAGGCGGTTATGGTTGTCGGCATGGTCCAAGATAATACAATGGCTTTTTCCCGGAGCCGTCCGAAGACCCCTTCCAACGATTTGAACGTGAAGCATTTCGCTTTTGGTTGGCCGGGCCAGCACAATACACCGCACATCGGCATCAACGCCCGTGGTAAGCGTCCCCACGTTGACGATTCCGGCAATTTTTTTCGCCGCCATTTGCTGAAACAACACCTTGCGCTCAACGCGATCCGTAAACGCATCGCAATACCCCATCGGAACGCCGCAGGCTTGAAACTCTGCCTGTAGCTTGGCAGCGTGCGCCCGATCAACGGCAAAAACAAGCGTCGGCTCCCAATTGCCCAACTTGAGCCACGTATGCACAATGTCAGCAATCAGGATATTATCGCCCATAACGTCGGACAAATCCTTTTCGTTGTAATCGCCTGCCGTGGTCCTGACTGATGAAAGATCGGGATGGTTTGGTGCATACACGCGAAATGGCGAGAGATATTTCTGGTCGATCAATTCCTGCATTTGCACGGGAACAACTAAGTCCTGCCAGTCGTCAGCCATCCCCCTAGACCAAGGCGTAGCGGACAACCCCACAAATATCTTTCCCGGCTCCTGCTTCATCCAATTTGTGATTGCGGAAAAACGCAAATGCGCCTCGTCCACAATTACGATACTCGCATCCGGGTAAAACCGCTTCGCAATTGTCTGCACCGAACAAATTTGCACCGGCATCCCATAATGAGTTCGCTCATGGCTTGCCTGCATAACCCCAACTTCCTCAATCCCTTCCAGCGAGAAAGATTCAAT